AAATGATTCTTTAAAATACCTGACATGTAATACAGAAAAAACACAAAACCATACCTTAAATAAAAACCTCATCATCAAGCAGATATGCATGGATAAACTACAAGACGAGATATAAACCACCCTGCATTTAAATAAACAATAAACAACATCAGAAAAATAATTCTGCTCTATGGTTTACAATCAAAAATATCATTTATACTTTTCAGAACATCACCAGCAAGGCATAAACAAGGAAACTAAATGAAGTGGATTGTGATTGATACAGTTATCCAGCCATCATGCGGAATATCTTTTTCAGTCATATGGAGTAAAATAAAATTAATAATCTGGTATCAATCGGATGCTTTCTTACCTCCTGAAAGTATATTTACACTGACTCACACAGGCATCATGCTCAATAACAAAGTGCTACCTGTAACCATTTACAACGTAGTACCATTCAATAAAACATTATGGAATTTAATCAAAAACAGCCAGGAATGCCCTACAAATACAGATAACGTATTGAATGAATGCTTTAATAACCGTTGCACTCTGCAAATATGTCCTTATGGGCTAAAACAACAAAGTCCATAAGCAGTTTACTCACATCTGACAAAATCAATATAAACAGCCCCTCCGGAGAGGGGCTGGAGAGTGGCGCTATGTGCCATTGCATGGTGCCGGGTGCCTCCCGGTGAATTCAGTACCAGCACCTGAATCCGCGATTATCCCATATACCTACTCGCTGATTACCCCTCCGCACAGGGGGATTCACCATGCGAAATTTTTTAACAAACTTCCCGCCGGCCAGACAATAATCGCCAGCCTGAATTATGAGCAACGTGGCATTTTACGGGAAAACTGTTTTCTGCAGTAAAAAGGCCCGCCGGAGCGAGCCTGGAAGGATAGCGGTCATGTGATGCCGGTTTCCCGGTAACTCAGCATCGGTATCTGAGTCAACGTTTTCTCTACTGGGTCATTTCCGATACGTTCCGCCTTCCGGCAGACTTTCATCACGTCAGAAAATATAGCACCCTGAGTAACAGGACAGTACTCAGAATTCAGGAAACTGTGACACATCCTGCACAGAAAAGCCCCTCCGGAGAGGGGCTGAAGTATAGCCTAATTTCTGTCTGTCGCATGGTGCCAGGGGCCTCCCGGTAAATTCAGCCTGTCTACTGAATTTGCATGTTCTCTGGATCATACACTTTGCCAGATGCCCCGCCGCTGAGGGGGATTCACCATGCGATGTAATTTTTAACAAATTCTCCGGCAGCCAGACAATCATCAAGCTGTGGAATTGTGAGGTATTTAAAAATTTCAACGGGTAACTGATACCCTGCTAATCGCCTGATGCTTTCTTTTTCAGCAACGGGAAAGCAACAACCACACACCCGCCACCAAAACACCATCAGACAGCACCGACATTATCCGGCTGCTGAAGTCCACCATCACCACCAGAAACAACAGGAGTGCAACCACAGCTGCTTAGAAGGCAATTGCTCTGTCCGGCTGAGCTAACAACGCATGATGCAGATAATGGACCGCCATCGGGGACTTGAACCCCGCGCAGCCAGCTTCGAAGGCTGGCGCTCTATCCCGATGAGCTAATGGCGGTATGTGATGGTGGCCCTTGCTGGATTTGAACCAGCGACCTGGCGATTATGAGTCGCTCGCTCTCACCACTGAGCTAAAGGGCCGGAAGCAGAATAATAATGGTGCGTAATTAATTCTGCAATCTCATCCGTTTCAAACGATTAAATCCTGAACTTCCCTGACTGTCTGCTCAAAACGTCCGGTCTCCAGTTCAACGCCAATCGCACGACGCCCGAGCGCCAGTGCAGCTTTTACCGTTGAACCTGAGCCCATAAAAAAATCTGCAACCAGGTCACCCGGACGACTGCTTGCGCTGATTATCTGCTGCAGCATTTCTGCCGGTTTTTCGCACGGATGTTTCCCGGGATAGAACTGCACCGGTTTATGTGTCCACACATCCGTGTACGGCACCTGCGCCGTCACACCAAAATACCGCCGCAGATGCTTATATTCACTCTGCAGCTCCACATACTGCCGGTTCAGTGACGTATACGTATCCACCAGCTGGTGGTGGGGCTTTTCCAGTTCACCGCGCTGATGTTTCTCTTCTGCCACCCGGGCAAACAGCGACTGTAATTTCAGATAATCGCTTTCGTTCGGTAGCTGCCACTGACTGGCACTGAACCAGTGCGACACCATGTTTTTCTTTCCTGTGGCATCTGCAATCTGTTTTGCCGTTATCCCCAGGGCCGCGCGCGCATCACGAAAGTAAGAAATCAGCGGGGCCATCACATGCTGTTTCAGTGCACTGCCCTTCGCCGCATACCCGGCATCTTTCGGACGATACGGCCCCTGATAATGTTCCGCGAACAGAATGCGCTCTGTGGCGGGGAAATACGCCCGCAGGCTTTCCTTGTTGCATCCGTTCCAGCGTCCGGACGGCTTCGCCCAGATAATATGGTTCAGCACACTGAAGCGTTCACGCATCATGATTTCGATATCAGATGCCAGGCGATGACCACAGAACAGGTAAAGACTTCCGGCAGGTTTCAGCACCCGCCAGAACTGCGCCAGACACTGGTCCAGCCACTTCAGGTAATCATCGTCGCCCTTCCACTGGTTATCCCAGCCCTCAGGCTTCACTTTAAAGTACGGCGGGTCCGTGACTATCAGGTCAACAGAATTTTCGGGTAACGACCGGATAAATTCCAGGCAGTCGGCGTTGATTAACTCACAACTGGATATTTTTACAGTATTAGCCATAGATCAATAAGCACTTCTCTGATAGGCTCATACCGCTTTTGCGCAAAGCAGATGGGCCTGAGGTTTGCTTGTGACCCCAACGCATGAGCAGATGGCTGGCAGGTGCCGCTAACACCCACCAGCCGCCCATTACCACAAATAAAAAAGCCTTCACTGAGGAAGGCGTCTGTAACAACCGAACTGATAATCTGCCAGACCCGCCATAACAAGCTGGGTCAGTATTAGCTGGCAGCGTTCGCGTGAAAGGTAAGTATTCTGCGCAATTTCCCCGACGGTCGCCGGTTCGGTGACGCTTAATTCATTAAACACCACTCTGGCAGTTTCGGTCATATCCTGCTGTTTTAGCATGTCTTTTTCCCTTTTCTGGTTAACGTGACATACCAATAACTCTTGTCTGAAAAGCCAGCAAGCTGAAAGACCGGTATTCGCAACCACCAGCACGTTTAACGTACTGCGCCGTTTTTCGGACACAAAAAACCGCCTGGCGGCGGGTTTAAGCTGTGTGGCGTAGTAACCACTCTTAACACGATATAATATTTTTTGCGTACGCGTTATAGTTTTCTTACAATCTATTTCCAACTCCAATTAAAGGAACAGTGATATGACCACACTCAAAGAACTCAAAGAAGAGCTTGCTCAGATTCAAGATGAAAACGCGAAAAATAGAAAAAAAGCTGAAATTGCAGCCTTGGTCACTTCTGCCGACAACGAGATTAGGCTTGCTCAGAGAAATATTGGATACAACGTACGTGAATGGACCGTTGAATTAATTGTACAAAAGTATGGCAATAATCTTGAAACTGACAAAAACGAACTTTTTATTCCTGATTATCAACGCGATTACAAATGGGATATCAAAACAGCCTCTCGATTCATCGAAAGTATATTATTAGATTTTCCAATCCCGTACCTCTACATCTCCGACGTATTTAATGAAGATCCTGAGTTGGATGGTCGTGTAGAAATTATTGACGGTTCACAAAGGATTCGCTCAATTTACTACTTTTGGAACAATCAGTTTGAATTGAAAGACTTAAAAGAACTCAAAAGTTTAGAGGGCTTCAAATTTTCAGATCTTTTGGCTAGCCGCCAGAGGCGATTTTTAAGGGCATCACTAAGATTTATTGAATTGAAAGGTGATGTTGAGGAGCAACATAGAAGAGATTTATTCGAAAGAATAAATTCAGGTGTTAAGAGACTGGAAGCGATGGAGGTTAGACATGGTTCAGATGCGGCCACTTCAATTTTCTATAGGGATGTTGTGACTCCTTGCTCAACAAATCCACTTTTCGCTAGTCTAGCTCCATTATCAGACCGGAAACGTTCGAATGGCGATCATCGTGAGTTAGTTTTGAGATTTTTTGCATACTTAAATGATTTAGAAAATTATAAGGGTTATGTCGCTCCTTTTATTGACAATTATCTTAATGTTCAGGCCGAAAGGGTCACACAACAAGATGTAGACAAATTTAAACATGATTTTGAAAGCATGCTTGCTTTTGTAGATGCTCATTTCCCTATGGGGTTTAAAAAGACACCAACAAGCAAAACCACCCCCCGTGCTAGATACGAAGCCATAGCAGTGGGAACTGCTCTTGCCTTAAAAGCCAATCCACATCTACAGGCTCCGGTTATTCCTGTAGGAGACTGGCTGTTTGGGGAGGAATTTGAAACCATAGTTACTGCTGATAGTGCCAACAACACCAGCCAACTCAAAAACAGAATATTTTATGTCAAAGATAAATTATTAGGAATGTAACTATGAGTTTGATTGATTTAAGAGATGAATACGAAGAAAGAGCAAGAGATATTATGGAATTGCTTTCTCTTGCTTCATCTTTAGAGGCTCAGACTCAGCAGTTAGATCAGCAAACGCATAAAGATGAAATAGAATCAAATACCCTTAGGGTTAACATTTTAAAATCATCCGTGCACATGATGCTGTACAATCAGGTTGAAAACACTGCCAGAGGATGCATTGAGTCAATTTATGACCATTTGCAAGATAATGAAGTAAATTACGCATCACTCAGGGAGAAATTCCAAGTAAATATCTTGCACCGTATCATTTCAGATAATGAATCGGGAAAATCTCTTTATCAAAAAATTGGTTCCGATATATCTAAAAGGATCATTTCAGCCTCATTAAACATACGTAAAGAATTCAATGGTAATGTTTGCAAGTCTGTATTGCACAAAATAACACAAGCTTACGGAATAACTGTTGCAAACTCACCAGAGTGTAGAAATGGTGTTGACTTAGATTTACTTAAAGATATCAGAAATGAGCTGGCACATGGAAGTACCAGCTTTTCTAAAAAAGGTCAAATAGACCCTTTAGAAGAAGTCAAATCGAGGTCAGAAAGAATTGATCTATATTTGCGTTTATTAATCAACTCAACAGAAAATTATATTACCTCTAACGGGTATTTATCCCCTCAACATGTCTGATAAATGTTTCCCCTATTATCTGACCAATTATAGGGGGAACAGCATTTCCAATCATTGTCCCCAATTTTTGGAATGAAAAAGGCGTCTCCTTGTCAAGGAATTTATAATCCATTGGAAAGGATTGCAAAATCGCAGCTTCACGCAAAGTTATGGCGCGATTTTGCTCAGGATGGCCAAATCGTCCATTTCCATATCCATAACACTGGGTAGTTATCGTAGGGCTAGTATCGTCCCAAACCATCCGTCCATAAACGCTTTTATAGGTAGCACCTGAATTCTTTTTATGACAGTCTGCTCTAATTTCTTCAGGCCAGTCATCCCACGTACCACCAGGTAAAGAATGCATGATTCGTTTAAGATTGATATCCATCAATTTAGGCGAACGATGCAAGGGATCGCTTTCCAGCTTCTCACCTGCCCCTACTTTTGGCAACCTACCAATAGCATCCTTAACAGTAACTTTACGGCTAACTTTTTTTTGATCAAGGCTGATCGGCCCCAATTGGGAACCAATTAGAATTAATCTACGTCTATTTTGAGGTAAGCCATACTCAGAACATCTTACAACGTCGTACCACAAATGATATCCAAGAGTCTTTAATGCACTAACAAACCCTTCAAAAACCTTATGGTTTCTAAGTTGAGGAACATTCTCCATCGTCACAAGCTCTGGCATGACATCACTTACAAGCCTTTGAAACTCATATAACAAACGCCACTTTGTATCGTCTTTACGGCTATTTGGATTACGATACTTGGAAAACGGTTGGCAAGGAGCACATCCAGCAAGCAATCTAATATTTCCTTCCTTGAACATAGCAGACACATCGCAGGATTGCAGTTCTGTAACTGACTGATTAATGAACTGCGTTAAAGGATTATTGCTCTCAATAGCAAAACGGCAGGATTCATCAATATCAATACCATGAGAAACCTCAATCCCGGCTTTTTTTAGCCCAAAAGTTAAGCCCCCCGCACCACAAAAAATGTCTACTGCCTGAATGTTCACAAGATTCTCCGTTACTTTATCCTGGTATTATATACACATAAAAGTTGGGAAAGTAGAACGATTTTACATAGAACTTAAGTCATTGTAGTAAATGAAAAATGACAAGCAGCCATCAATAAACCCCATTGCTGTTTGCATCTCTTTCCGTATTGTTCCATCTGAACATTTCCGTTTTTTAGCAATAGCGCGTAATGAGATACCAATAACAAAGTGAGCAATGATCAACTCATACTCTTCGGGTTTATACTTTCGCAACCGAGCCACACAACCGTCTATCATGATACCTTCGTCATCATCACACTGGAGACGTGACTTTTTACCGTGTGGTAAAAGCCCCTTGAAGCCTGCTGCTATCGGCTGCCAGTCCACACCACTGTTATCTGCTGCAGCCCATGCCCCCCAACGTTCAAGAACCATCTGAATATCACGCATCAACTTTCTCCACAAAATCAGGCCAGCACGCCAATTGCCAGCGCACGATCGATAAAACGAAATATCAGCTCCAGTTGGGAACCATACTTCTCTTCAAATGCCACGGTATCCGCATGCAGTTCGTCATGGTGTTTTCTGCACAAAGGCAACACAAAAAGGTCATGCGCTTTTGTACCCATTCCACCCTGACCATGACCAATCAGGTGATGAGGATCGTCGGCTGGCTTACCACAACATGCACACGGCTGCGTCTTAACCCAGCGCGTGTACTTTTCATTAACCCAGCGGCGACGTTTTGGGCGTAACATAAAAGACTCCGGCGACTCCGGATCCACTTTCAGCGCCAGCACCTTTTTCGCCTTATCCTGGATGATGCTGGTGGCAGGAACCGAAGGCACAAGGTCACTTTCCCGGGTGACAGACGGCACAACAGGCTTCGGTAATCTCAGTGCCTTACGGGCTGCACTTTCCGGTAAGGCATCCGCCAGGTCATTACGAATCAGCCACCAGCACAGTTCCGGCATTGTCACAACGTGACTGTCATCAAAACCAAGATCACGGCGCACAACAGACAACACCCAGCGGGCACAGTTATCCGTTGCCATTGCTTCCAGCCGTTCCGTGAACTGGTCACGGAGAAGATTGTCACAGTGCCAGCACAGACGGATTGCGCCTGGCGCGTGCCGCATTGTGGTCATGTTCTCGCTGTGCCAGTCGGAATGAGGCCACTGACAGCCTTTTTCACGAAGTAACCAGCTCTCAAGGCATTCCACGCCACCAGCACGACGGATCACCGCCTCATGGCGGAACACGGCCCGAACGGCAGGATCATCCGCCAGCGGTTGTGATGCTGCCGGAACGGCACCACTGGCAAAAGATGAATAACGTTCCGGCTCAGGCTCCAGCAGGACACGCCCCTGCATAAACAGGGGCATCAGCTCTGAACCGGGTCTGAACAAGACGATCCCCATACGCGGGGCAATTTCAGGGGTCAGCAGTGCTCTCACGGTCACCTCAGCGAACGGTATTGCATGAACGCAGGAGAAAAAAATTCAGCCATCACGCAGTAAACTCCTTCACCAGCGTTTCAAACTGGCTTACCTGTCCTTCCAGTTCCGCCACGCAATCCACCAGCTCATCCACCGCCTTTTGTGTGCGGTGTTTTGCCTGCAGCAGATCACGAAGCGCCGGAGTAAGCTGCTTGCGGAGCGTATCTTTTTTCACGCTCGTTTTTTCCATCTGTTCAGCACAACGAAGCATCTCCTGCGCCTGCCGACGAAGTTGTTCCGGTGAAACAGTGATTGTTCTGTTGTTCAAAATAAACGCTCCGTTTTACTGCCCGACATGCGGTTATTGCTGTATCTGCGCGGATTGCCCGGCGTCATGGGTGTGGAAAGAACCCGGGCACTCTCCTGGTCCACAGGCAGAAAATGTCCGTTATGAAAACGCCGGTAAATGGTCCCGAGCGTGCCATTACGCTGTTTCGTGATGTTGATTTCTGCTATGCCTCTGGCCTGAGTTTCCGGGTTGTATACCTCATCCCTGTAAAGCATCAGAATGATGTCGGCATCCGCCTCGATTTCCCCGGAGTTTTTCAGGTCCGAGTTCATTGGGCGTTTATTGGGTCTGGATTCCACGCCGCGGGAGAGCTGGCTCAGAGCAATCAGCGGAAAACCGCCGGATTTTGCCAGGCTTTTAAGTCCCTTTGAGATTTCCCCCACCGCAAGGTCGTGACGCCCCGTGCTGCGGGTTTTAATCAGGCCGAGGTAATCGACCACCACCAGCGCCGTTTCCGGGTGTTTCATCCGGTGGTGCTTCGTGGTTGCACATATCTCATCAATGGTCAGGTTTGCCTGGTCCACCATCCAGATATTACGCCCCGTCATTCGTCCCACGCCCTGCGAGAAACGCGCCCAGTCTTCATCTTCAAAACGGGCAGCAGACTTAAGACGGGATACCGGCATTCCACCGGCAGCAGACACCATACGTTCACCAATCTGGATGTTCGCCATCTCCATGGTGAACAGAAGCACGCCATGCCCCTGCTCAGTCACCTTGTCGATGATGTCCAGCGCAAGTTCGGTTTTCCCCATCGAAGGACGGGCGGCAATGAATACCAGGTCTCCGGGCTCCATACCGCCCGTTTTTGCGTCCAGTTCATCAATACCGGTCATCAGCGCCCTGGATTTCTCCAGTCCCTGATTGCGGCATTCAACACGGTCGACCACTTCCGGAAGGACATCATCAATGTGAACCGGCTGAATGACGCCCTTTCCGGTCGACAGTGAGGCCATCATGTTCTGCGCATCCTTCAGGGCATCCTCGGCTGCTTCACAGGTATACGCATCACGTAAATTCTGTAATGCTTCAGTCAGTGTTTTTTCTGCATCGCGCAGTGCGGCATTGCGCCGCAACGCTGCGACATAGTGCTCCAGTGAAGACTTCACCCAGGTTTTGCGTCCGGTGTCGGTAATCACCGGGGCAAGTTCCGGCATCTCATTGCACAGCAGTACGGGGTCAATGACGCCGGATATGCGAGCCTGTCTGCAAATCCCCGCGTAAATATCCCGGTACTGACGCACAAAAAATACATCCGCCGGAAGTGTGGCCAGAATATCCATCACTTCCGGATCGGCCCCACGCAGAAAAAACGCACCGATGACAGCGCCTTCCAGGTCATCGTTACGCCATGCCGGGGTGTTCTGGCTGGTCATGCGGCAACACCTCCGATACGAGAACGGTAGCTGGGCCAGTTAAACGACAACCAGTTGCGCCCGCCATCGGTGATTCTGTCGGCAATCCGGGGACTGATGAACGCCCACAATTCTTCCGGTGAAAGGTTGCTGATCAGGATAGTTGGCAAAATACCCTCATACCGGGCATTGATAATTTCCTGCAAAATGGCCATTTCAGCCGCACTGCCAAACTGAACGCCGACTTCGTCGACAATCAGCAAATCCAGTGACGCATAATGCTCAATGACGTCATCCGCTGTTTTTTCACTGTCATTCCGCCAGCAGTTTTTCACAGCCCGGGTAAGGCGCATCACGTCGGTGATCTCCACACTGGCCAGATAGTTACGGATGATGTGTTTTGCCATTGATACCGCCAGATGATTTTTCCCGGTACCGCAACTGCCGGTCATAACAAGACTGGTACCGTTCTCCAGCATATCTGGCCAGTTCTCCGCATAGCGGCGACAGGCCGCAAGATTTCTGGCTGCGTCAGGATTAACCTCCAGATAATTATCAAACTCGCAGTCCCGAAAACGCAGAGCAATTCCGGCGTTATCAGTCAGTTCTTCCGCCTTGAGGGACGACAGTTCCATGGTCAAATCACTGGCCTCAGCGATCAAGCAGTCAGGGCAGCATGAAATTTTTTCTCTGTCCTCGCCATTACGATCGATCCACACCAGTATATGCGTACGATATTTACCGTGTTTTTCGCAATATCCGCGACCTTCACGCATCAGGCAGGAACGATAAGGCCATGGCTTTTCGCCCTTCTGAGCAAATGCAATCTCTGCCCGTAACTCATCCATTTCTGCCCGTAACTCATCCATTCGCGCCTGTAGTCTTGTTTGTTTCTCACGTTGGTCAATCGTCATCATCGCTGTCACCTCAGAATGTCAATTTGTTACTGGATTTACCGAATTTGTCAGACATGGCTCCCAGGCCAGCCAGGACATCGACCTGTCGCTGTCGCCCACCTCCGTGAGCGGCTGGCTGTTGCCAGTAATCTTCGAAGTGACGATCGGGTCCAAAGAACGTCGCAGCCTGCTTCACGAACTGTGTGCCGGTATTTCCTGTAGCACGTACCCAGGCGGCATACCGCTTCACGCCATCAAGCATGGTCTCCGGTTTTATTCCCTCCCTGATACGGGCTTTCCAGGCTTTGAAGGCTGCTGACTTGGAATTGCCACCAGCACGTTTGGGATATTCCTGCCAGGCCTGTTCAAATTCCGGTGAATATTCCTGTCGGGCAGAACGCGCTGGCGCAGACGCGTCAGCGGATGCATCAATAGTGTTTTTAGTCTCCGTTGTAATCTCTGTAGTAATCTCTGTATTTGTATCAACATTCGGCGTATCCCCTGTTCCGTTATGACGTCGGGGGGTGTTCCGTTTTAACGTAATAGCTGTATCGCTGATTGCATTATTGCTGTTACTTTCTGGCGAAACAGAAGAAGGTGTGGTGATGGCCGCAATTGCCTGTGGGTTGATCCCGACAAACAAAATATTGCTGCATTTCACCCCATCGAGCATTTCCACCGTGCGTAAATCCAGAGTAATAAACCCTGTATCGCGCAGACGCTTCAGCGCATCTGCGGTTTCCCTTTTCCCGAAACCAAACTGCTCAGCAAACGCCTGGTAGCTTCTTTGCAGTTTGTCGCCCTGAAAACGCTTGCGATATCCCAGCAACGCTCCGGTGTGCTCATCCCTGACCTCTGTCGGGCGGTACCAGTAAACGATCTCTGAAAGCAGAGCGATAGCCGTCGCATCCGGACGCCCACTGGGTAGTCGAATATATTTCCACCAGTTCGCAGGTGTAACATTGCCGGAAATATTAATTTGACCAATAGCCATAACTTCCGGTGTGGGGGCGTAACGGCTCATACAACCTCCTTCCGCGGCATGAGAATTGTGTAGCCACGCGCAGGTTGTAGTCTGGCTTTTGCATCAATAGTAAGCGTTGCAATTTTTCGGATATGAAGATAACCAGCTCTTTCCAGTGCCAGGGTTTCCCTGAATATCGCTTGCTTAGAACAACAGCAGAAATCAGCAAGCACCTGATGATCAATAACTCTCTCGCCTTCACCGTCTGAAGAACCCGACATCAAAACACGCAACATAACCAGGCGCTGAATCGGGTTATCGAAAGCACATCCGCACACAAACTGAAAACAGTTCACGCCACACCTCCCAGACGCTTAAACATTTTTCCAGACAGAAATACCGCCAGAGGGTAACTGATGGTGTAGCTACGCCCCTGTAGTTCGCACACGACTTTCTGGCTTTCAGCGTTGACCAGGCAAACCCGCAGAACGTGACCGTTGCTGGTGGCGAACCACTGCCCCACACGGGGGCAACGGTTGTATCGGTGATACAGGGAATTAACGATGTGGCGGATCATGGATGCACCTCCGCCGTAGTTACGTATTTAACCGGGCTACCTTTCATTGAGATGGTTTCACACATCTCTGCCGCTTTCAGTTCCGCTGTTTTTCTGGATTTATAGCGACGGTGCCAGACAGATACATCCGTGCGAACTGATACATCGTTTCTGTATTCCGTAGTGGAGATGATGATTTCGTAACTAATCATGGGCGAACCTCCTTGTCAGAACCATTCAGCCTGGAATCAACAAGTGCAGCGCCAAAAACAGCATCACCAACACGGTCGTACAGTTTGCTAGCCAGCGGAGATTCAACGGCCTTAAGCATTGGATAAAGCTGGCTTGTCCAGATTTGATGGATTTCACGCAAATGCAGGTATACGCCTCTGGCGTTTCGTGCGACAGCTGACATATCAACCGCGTCAGCACCAGATAAATTCTTCTCCATCTGGTTAAAGGCGTTGATGTATGCCTCTTTGAACCGGGCTGCACGTTTGCCAGTAAAGCCCATAGCAAGGAACGCGAAGCCATCGCGGGTGATTTGATAGCAAGGTAGTTTGCGGCCTGTGCAATCGGTGTAATCACTGGGCTGAAAATTCAGCTCAGTGAATTCAACAGAGCACTCAAGCGTCTGGATTTTTTGAATAACGTTTTTGTGCTGCTTGCAGAAATATTCGGCAACGGCCAAAGAAGAGGTAACAGCCTTCCCATGGATAACATCAATTTTAGGGTGAGTTTGGGTAGGGGTGGTTGCCATAGTGACATCCTCATGTGCGAATTTTGAAAACTCACCACATGGGACGCCAATCACAGAGGTGGTGAGACGTACAGGGTTGGCGTAACCGGTCGCACATGACCCCGGCGCATCTTTCGATGCCCCTGCACGCCCCACCATAATTTGGATGTGAGGAAACGTGCGCAAAAAAACCGCTGAAGCGCGGTTATGCGCATGTGCGAATTTCAGGACGCCAATCCCGGCACCCGCTTTATAAGGTGCGGAGACAGTGTAACGTCCCGAAATTGCAGAATCAATATTTGGTCTTGGAATGATCATATAGCTGCTGATATCTTTAGAACTGTTCTTGGATGTTTCGGAGCCGTTTTATGCGAAACAGCTCCCCGTTATTGATGTTGAGTGAGCCGGGTTACTCCCGGCTTTTTTTCACCGCTGCCAACCAATAACCTGAAATAACCCCATTTTCGGGTGATACCAGCGAGTCCCTCGCGGTTCTGCTTCCTCCATAACCCGATAAAAAGCAGCCATAAACGGTTCCACAGCAACAATTGCGCGACGTGACAACAATCCGTCCGGCGTCATGAACTCATGTGTGTCTGTAGGAATTTGATAGGCGTTCACCAGATTGCGGCATTTATCATCTGACAAACCGGTTTTTGCTTTCAGTTGGCGATATCCGGCATAGCCCTCACGAATAGTGCCCTTTTTAATTTGCTCGACTGTTTCAGCAACGTGGCTGACTTTTTCTTCCACCTGAGTGATCCGTTTCTGCTGACGAACTGCTTCAAGAGCCATCGCGGCAACCATTTCGATTTCGCTCATTGGCTTACGGATCTGTTCTTCCAGTTCGCGCCAGCGATCTACCAGGCGAGCAGTGAATTCAGGACAGAGCTGTGCGACGACAATGATGCTGTCGCGCTTACCTTGTTCTCCTTCAAACAGGTAATGCTCATATTGAACTTTAAAACCTAAGTTATTGATTCTTTCGGAAACCTCAATTTGAGGAGACCGGACAACGCCACCTTTGGCTAATGTTTCAATAGTGCGTTTCACATTGTCATGACGTTTACCCACCAGCTCTGCGATCTCAACGCTGGTCATGGATGCTTTGCCGTTAAAAATTGCGGTGTTCATTGTTGGTCTCCTGTGGGCTTGTCATCTTCTGTATTCGCTAGACTTGGGTGTGTATATGGAATGCTCGGATCCAGATGACAAAGAATGGCAACATCCTCCGGAACACCTCGCGTTTTCCACTTTCCAACACCTTGACTGCCACGAGGCCTTCCTTTCTTTGGGAACCTGCGACCAATAGCGGCATTGGTTTTAAATTGAATTTTTAATATTTCATAAAGGGTCATTCTTTAGTCTCACACCAGATACTTTGTTATCCAACGATGTTAACCACAGGAATCCAAAGTATCAAGAAATTCTGTTACTTTAGTATCAACAGCCATGAGAGGAGAAGAAAAATGAAGTCTTTAGGTGAACGTCTCATCAACGCACGGCAAAAAGCTGGGTTAACACAAGATGCGTTGGCTAAAAAAGCTGGGATCACCAGAGTTGCAATCAGTAAAGCCGAGCAAGGCCTTACAAAAAGTTTCAACGGTGACACCCTTTTTAAAGTTGCAGCTGCACTGCGGTGTTCACCGCAGTGGCTTCAGAACGGAGATGAAAAAGATAAGCATTGGGAAAATAATGTTAAGAGCTGCCCACAGAGAGACACAGCACACTCTTACCCTGTAATTAACTGGGTTCAGGCAGGATTATTCGCAACTTCTGGTGATGACTACAACATGTATGATCAGGATAATTGGAGGCATTCTGTAAAATACGCTGGTGAGAGGGGGTTCTGGCTGGAAGTGCACGGAGACTCAATGACTTCGCCCGTAGGAATAACATTTCCTGAAGGAATGTCGATCCTTGTCAACCCAGATAAAGAAGTTTTTTCAGGGTGTTACGTCATCGCCAGAAAAAAATCCACCAATGAAGCAACATTCAAAAAATATATTTCTGACATGGGAAAGGCGTTTCTAAAGCCCCTTAATCCACAATATCCAATCATAGAAATGGACAATGATTGCGAAATAGTAGGTGTTGTGGTTGATGCCAGGTGGGATATTTTCTGACCAGACACAAAACACAAAAAAGAAACCAAAGTATCAAAAATCACTTGCCACACCTTGATACCTTAGTTACCATAAAACAAAGTTCGTAACTGAGGTATCATCTCATGATCAATAAAGCTACAACTCTTGACTGTCTCGAAGAACTGAAAAACCTCGGCAGCCTCATTACACTAATAGCAAAAGCAACACCTGATGCTACGCTCTCTAGCGATATAGAGTCATGCGCAGGACTGGCATGGGATATGACAAATAGCATATCCAGAAAGCTATCGTCAGCAATGCTTTTACAGAACAAAAATTCTGCAATCAACAACCGTCTTCGCACCCAACGCGAAGCCTGCGGCTTAACAACCGCCGAACTCGCCAGGCTGCTCGATCTCGATGAAGAAATTATCATCCAGTGGGAGAGCGGAGAGTATGAACCAACTATCAGTATGCTTATCCCACTGGCAAATATTCTTGGCTGCGATCCGATGTGGCTGTTAACTGGTGAGGTTACTCCTCCGGAGCAACCAAAAAGTGAGGAGCAGCAACACCATGACGCATCTCAACAAGTTTGCCCCTTATCTCGCGAAGCTCTTCTACGGAAGAACCAATACCAATGGTGACATAATCGCCGCTTCGCCCCTCAAGGTACATGCGAACATTTTTATCAATCATTGCGGAAACAGTCTCAATATGAAAACACTTCTGAGACTCGCTATATAGCAGAACATATAAGTCAGCTGAGGAAACCATGAAAAAGTTCGAAAACATAACTGTTCTCCATGTTGATGACTTTGATTATACAAACCCGGAACTTCTCCCGGAGGTTGTAAAGGCAATAGATGTTGCCGATATAGTGATTAGAGAAAAGAGAATTGTCAAAAACAGGCTCGTATGCACTTCAGGAGCAATGACAGAAACAACCTCACAGCAAGATAATTACGAAGGCATTTGTCTGGAGCCTGATTCATTTGCGGTAAATGTTTATCATTTATTGCATGCAACACAGGTATTACATATGTCCAGTAATCACGAAACGAAAACACTCGGCAGCGAAATTCTGAGTTTTGCATGTGAGTATACAAAAACTGCTGCCGAAAAAGAATTAGCGCAATAACAATAAATATGCCCTGAACGTTTATTGCGGTTTTATCGCCGGGGATTGTTACAACCTTAAACCACAGGAGGCTTTATTGTGACTTTTATAAAGAATATGGCATCACACAAGACCGCCTGCCTTATTGCACAATACGGTGAAAATTACATGCATATTGCCTGCTTATTTCTGCGTAAAGCATACGGGAGATAATAATGCATCAGAAAACAGCAGAACACGAACAAACCAGAATATTGCTGACCATCAAAAACGGGAAAGTAATATTCATTCGCCATGTTCATGACGATGAACTTGTAGGAACTCTTTCAACATTCCTGTTTATTGCAGAAAAGGCAGGATATGACGTTATTGCACCAGCAGATGAAGATGAGGAATAAATATCATGCAATACGATGAATTCCAGGCTGAAGCAACAGCCAATGGTATACGAACTGGCAGTATGACGATTGATTATCACGACGCCATACGTCGTCTGGATGCCGGAGAATTCGATACTCCTAATGTGCGAGGTTTACGTATCCTTCAGTGTCTGGCGCAAGCCGACGAAGCAGGATTACTGGGTAAACTTCCGGTTGAGATGAAGGTTGCTCAGTGGCGATGGTTGTATGTGACGACATTCATCAACGAAGAAGAAGACAAGAACGGCACAATTGATATCCTGAATGAACACGGAACAACTGAACACGCCGTGGTATATAACGGGATGTATGGGTTTATGACGATATATCCCGGCCCCATTCGATTTGCCTTACAACAGTATATTGAATGGAATTTAATTCAAAAATACGGCGAAACTGAAGGAATGGGAAGAGCGCTGTTTCTTTATCAGAAAATGCTCACTACTTCCCCTGATAAAGGTTTCATTCTTTCAGATATGGGTCGAGAAGGGCTTGAAATCCTTCTGGATGAAATTATTAACGAAATGAATACTCATGGCATGCAATCCGAAACAGATATTAAGTAAAAGGGACCACATGACCGTTATCGAGTATATCCAGGAAAATCCAGATTGCAGTAGAGAAGATATATCCCTCGCACTTGGAAGAAGCGCAACTTCTATCAGTAATGAATTATCACGGTTATTGTGGAATGGGTTAATAGTACGAACTGGAGAAAAAACAAAATGATTCTGTACTGCGTAAACAATCTGCCGTTTGGATACAGCAATCCCCTAAGTGTTATGTTCAACCAGTTACTTAAACAGGTAAGAAATGGCAACTGACTCACAACTAACCATAGAAACGGCCCTGAATGTCGGCCTGGCGCTCCTTGGTTATTTTTACATCGTGTTCTGCAGCGGACGGTGGCTGTCGCTGTTGTTCCTGAAAAAATGGAATAAACGCCGTAAGCAGGATGAACGCCAGAAGGCAATGAATGCGTTTTCCGAAGCCTTCGGAATTGACGGCATGGAACCAGGGGATCCAGCTCGCGCAATCAGCAGAGGGGGTGTAGTAATCCTTGTATATCGGAGTGAAGAGAAAAATGACGATCACAAAACAACGAGTAGAAAAAATCATATATCGCCATGAAATGGGACTGAACAGCGATGTCACTGCCGAAGAGGTTTATGACCTGGCTGTACTGGCGCTGAATTTATCAAATATCGCAAACCTGAAGCGATACGAGCTTGATATGGATGGTTGCGACTCGTGCGGTCAGGATTGTGGCGCAGATATGACTGAAAATCCTGATGGTGATTATGTCCTGTTTGATGACGTGGTTAAGTTGTTTGAATTTGATACAACCACTCAAAAGTTAGAAATCCCGGCAAAGGAGGCTGCCAGTGAGCAAGATTGACTATCAGGCACTGCGCGAGGCGGCGGAACAGGCAACGCAAGATGAATGGGTAGCATATATTTTGCCGGGTCATAACGGCATTTATCCTGCGCGCACGTCTGAGGGTAGGCATTGCGGATACTTTATTGACTGGCCTGGCGTCTGTCAGGGGCGGGAGAGCATCAACATGAGCATCAGAACCTACGCAGTGAATTGCAATGACGCATGGCTAAACACCGAAGGTGATGACATCTCCGGCTCATACGTTAAGTACAAAGACCATCAGGAAGTGGTTGCCGCTCTTGAGGCCAAGTGCGCGGCGCTGGCAGCGGAGAATGCGGGAATAAAGTCTGCAATTCCAGAATCACGGGATATTGAAGATGACAATGACAATATGGATGACGTATCTCTCGCGGAAGACTTCGGGTTCAATCATGCAATAGAACGGATGAGGAGACAGATACCTGAAACGCCAACCACTGATGCTTTCCTGGCTGAAGTCCGAGCGCAGGGGGTGGATGCTGCTATAGAAGCTGCAAAAAATCTGGTGGCCCAAGAATATGAGTATAAGGATTTCAAAGCGGCGCAGAGTGATTGCTGTATGTACCCTGGTTCAGACCTGGTAGGGAAGGTTGAAATGACTGAGTGGTTAGTTGACTTTGCTGCCCAGCTTCGCAAAGGAGGCAACCAGTGAGCGAAATTAATTACCAGGCACTGCGTGAGGTGGCGGAACGTGCAATTCCAGCAATGGAACGCCTGTTAATGTTGCCAGCTGATGATGACTTGTTAAGTGAACAGGAACTTAAAGATTACGGTGTGGATATTGATGCGCTCAACGCCTTCAAATTTCTGACCGGACCAGAAACCGTGCTGGCACTGCTGGATGAACGGGAAAGAAACCTGCAATACATCAAAAGCCGCGATCAGGAGAACGAGGATATTGCGCTAACGGTAGGGAAGCTGCGCGTTGAGCTTGAAGCAGAAAAACAGCGGGCAAAAGTTCTATTTATAGAAAATGCTCGGCTTAAGTCAGGCATAGCCGGTCTGATACACCTCGGTATTCGATATGCAGATGTTGAGGTCATGAAAATTGCTGGAGATGCCCAGCTTTCTACCCCATGCACTGACAGCATCATAAACAGCATTGCAACAGGCATTCGCATCAAAGGAGAGTGATATGGCGTTAACACACCACGAACTCTGTCAGATTGCGTACAAGTTCCTTAAGCGCAACGGGTTCAAGGTTTGCTTTCATGACCGCTTTGTTGCTGTAACCAGTACCGGAGAACAGCCAGATGCTATGGGATTCAGAAATTCAGCATCATGCCTGATAGAGGCGAAGTGTTCTCGTGCTGACTTGTTGGCAGATAGAAAAAAGCGTTTCCGTAAAAATCCCTCACTTGGCATGGGCGACTGGCGATTCTTTATTAGTGAGCCGGAAATTATTTCAGTTGAGGATTTACCTCCCGGCTGGGGATTACTTCACGTTGTTAACGGAAGAGTACGGAAAGTACATGGATGGCCCAGGGGTAATTGCTGTTGGGGTAATCCTGACGATAAGCCATTTACTGGGAATAAGCAGGTTGAATGCGATTACATGTTATCTGCATTAAGGCGCATGGAGTTGAGAGGGCACCTTAATGAAATATATGACGGTGTGATTGTTAATAAGAAAGAAGGAAACGCGGCATGATCACTATTACCAAAGGGCGACTGCTGACAATCAAGCAGTGGCGCGAAACATACGGACCGGGTAGCAACGTTGTACTGCCAGCAGAAGAAGCGGAAGAACTGGCACGAATTGCACTGGTATCGCTGGAAGCAGAGCCGGTGGCAAAGATTATAGCTCATTACCCATTAGGAGTTGACGTAGGCAAACAAAAGTTCGTACAGGCCATTGGAGAGCTTCCTGACTTTGGCGGATATCTATTTGCCGCCCCGCCAGCGCCGGTAGTGCCGGAAGAAGCAACTCCGGAAAACGTAGAAATGCTCTCTGGCTATGTTTCCACGTACAAATTAACCGATAGCGAGCGCGATATTGCTGCCGAAATATGGAACGCCTGCCGCGCCGCTATGCTTCATGGGAAAGGAGAGTGATATGGCAACTTTAACAAAAAAAGAACGGGCATGGTTGAACGAATTACAGGACGTTCTTGATCGCTGCCCATCACCGAAAAAAATTGGTTTTTACACCATTGGCGATAAAAGCATTTACCTGTATGACCTGCGCCGCATGGATGAAATCATGGAGGCTCTTGATAATCGTTCGTCAATGGATTGGTGTGTTGCTGTCCATGATATGAATGCAGGGTTTGATGAAAAGATTTTGTTCCCCTCATCAGTTGAAAGCACTGCGGGTTAAGGAGTAACACATGACCACTATTACCAAAGAACGTATTGAATTGTTCATTAAAAATCCGCTTGAAAACGGGCTTACCCGTGGTGAACAAATGGAACTGGCACGGATTGCGCTGGTATCGCTGGAAGCAGAGCCGGTTGTGTTCTGGTTTGAAAAATATCAAGAAGGGGCTACGGCATGACGACTTTTACCAGAGAGCAGTTAATAGCTCACGCAGAGGAGACTATTGAAGCACAGAGACTGTGCATACCGGGCACAATCGACCATGACATCATCCGCACATATAAGATGGATATTGCTGTTCTGGAAATCGCACTGGTATCGCTGGCAGCAGAGCCAGCCGGTAAATTGCATGAATACAAACCAGTGGGATATCAGCGTCTGGTCGATGAGTTAACCATGCTGGTAAAGCAGTTAACCTGGCAACTGAGGAAAGCGAAGCCAGACTGCAA